AGTACTGTTTGTAGTGCTTTCATTTGATGTAGTTGTTTGCTGCTGTGCCGGTACATAACTTGTATTTTTATTAACCCTCCATCCTTTTGCATCTGTGTACCATTTACCGTTATATTCACGGCTTTCCACGTCAAATTCTACTGAAATTTCGGCACCTTCCTGAAATCCTTTGTCTGTAAGGTCGCCCCAAAGTTGAACTGCTACTTTTTTAGGATACTTGTCGCTAGTTGTTTCTATGATAATTTGTTGTTTTTTCCAAACGCCATTTTTGCCTTCACCGGTCTCCAGTGGCATAACTTTAAAGATTTTTCCTGATAATTCCATTTGATTTTTTTATTTAGTGAAATTAGTGATTAATATTTTTGTATTTAGTAATTATTATCATCAAAATTGTTTCCGCCAAATTCTTCCATTAGTTCACAGCAAACACTACATGTGTCTGCCGGAAAATCTTCACTCAGGTAAAACATTACACCAGCTTCCAAAGTGCGCCATATTGTGAATTTTTAAAACAATTCAAAAGGTTCTTCATTTTTTTTATCAATATATTCTCTCATTTCTTCGGCTAATGTAATAGGAGAATTATTAATCCAATTTGATGTGTCGAATACTTGTGTTGGATTATATCTAAGTCTTTTTTTATCAAAATAATACTCACTTACTCCTATTGTACCCCAATGGTCAAATTTTACCTTTTGACGGTAAATCAATGTAGTTCCTTTTTGGAAATCCCTATAAACAGTTATGCCGTTGTCAGCTTTGTTGTAAAAATGTGAACTTCCGTTAATACTATACAAATTTGGAATCTCAAACATTCCTGTTTGTCTATCCTTATTTATTTTTGTTGGATGTGCTACCAAAAAACAGTGCAGGTTATATACTTTGTTAAATCTAATAATAGCGTCTAGGGATTCAGAGATATATTTAGTCTCTGTTGTGGTGTATTTATGGTCTAATTTATTCCAAGGGTCAATTACATACCAATCTAAACCATATCTTAAATGAGTATCTTTTACCGAATTTAAAATAGTCTCTAATGTAAAATCCTTTTCTGGTTTTATAAAGAAAATATAATTGTCTAAATAAGCCTCAACCATTGCTAATTCTTCAAGTGTAATCCTATTTTCTCCTTCCCAATGCTTCCCAATAATTTTTCTGCATAATTTACTAAAATGCAATTGTGTAGGCTCATTTTCGGGTGAAAATAGTGCGCCTTTCCAATTAGATAATCTTCGGAGTTGAATAATGATATAATCTATAAGTTCACCTTTTCCATGGCTGGGAATTCCGGTAATAATTGTCAGGTAAGATTTAACTATACTTAAATCAAAACCTTCAATTTGCAAACTAACACCTTTATCTAAACCATTATGATACATGTCAATAATAGAATCCGACAAATCAGAAATAGTATAGACACCCTCAATAGGGAATTGCTTAAAATCGTTTTTACTTTCAATAATCCCTTGTATTCCGTATTTAATCAAACACTCGTTTGCATCTTTGCAATCTTTAAACTCAATAAAAACGCAAATATCTTTTCCAAACCTATCCGCTAAATCATTTCTTAACTTTCGGCCTGCTTCATCGTTATCGACCGCCAAATAGATTTTTTTTTTGCCGATAAAAAATTCAAAGCAGTTATCTACGTAAGAAAGGTTGTTTGTCTTTAAATTGGCTCCATTGGGCACAGAAACGGTATTTTTATACCCTGCCTCTGCCATAGCTAAGCAATCTGGTTCTCCTTCAACGATAAAACATTCGTCACAATCCTTAATAGCATCCAAATTATAAAATATTAATTCAGAACCCTTGTGTAGTTTTAAATCCTTATTATTTGCACGATATTTTATATTAATTAGTTCACCATTTTTAAAATAATTGAAATTTATAGTTTTCACTTCTTTTCCAGCTTTAGGCATCCATTCTATACTTTCGGTTACTTTAAAATCTATTAATGTTTTTTGGCTTATTTTTCTTTTCTCAAAAAAAGATACAATTGTATCTGATAATTCTGTTTTATTTCTAAAAACTGGCTTTACATATTCTTTTTCGGTGGTTTTTTTGTAAGTGTGTAGTTGTCCATTTTTTCCGCAATGATGGCATTCAAACCATGCTTTGTCTAAGAATACTGAGCAACATTTATCTTTACTCTTTTTTCTGCTTTCAGAACAAAATACACATGTTGTTTGAACTACTCCTGTGGTTTTACCCATAAGATTAAATCCATTCACATTGTATTCTTTTATTTCAAAACCGTTAATTTCCATTAATATACCATTTTTAAGTGTTCATTAATACTTGTCTGTTTTGTTTTATTTTCTTCCTTAAACCAAACACCTTGCATTTTTTGTTTCCAATTTTTTACTTGCTTACCTTTTGAATCTTTCCAATTTGCTGTATCGTAATATTTGAAAGCTCTGCTAGCTAAATTTTCATCATAACCATTTTCTTTAAAATATTTAATTACATCTTCTAGAGTTGGTGCTATAAATACTTTAGTATTTATTTTACTTACACTTACACTATCACTTACACTTACACTTACACTTACAGCTTCGTTTGCTTCGTTTTGCTTCGTTTTTGAAGCATTTGCTTCGTTTGCTTCGTTTTGCTTCTTACTTCTTGATTTTCCGCTATTTATACCACCTGATTTTCCTGCTTCACTTCTTTTTATTTTAATATTTACCCATTTTTTTAAATCCCTTTTAAGTGTTTGCTTGATTGGTTCAAATGCTAAATCAACAATATCATTTATTGGAGTAGGGTTTAAATCATTAATATATTGCGCGTAGTGGTAGAATAATTCACCGGCATTATTAGTTTTATTTATCCTGTCTTTAAGAATTAGTTTTTCAATTGTATGAATAAGGTCGCAGTAAAATAATACAGCTTTTTTATCGTCTGCCATTATGCATAAATTTTTAGTTTTTCAATAATTTCCTCTGCAGTATATCTTTTACCAGAAATGTCATTATTAAGCATACTCAAAAGGCTAAACGTATTACTACCTAATGGCATTTTATTGTGTACAATTATATAAATTGTATTTACAATATTCGCCCTATATTTTGTAATTTCATCAGGACTGTACTCAAGAGGAAGATATTCTTTCCAATTGTCACATACTGAATAATATAAGTTAATTAGGTAGGTCAATGTGGTAATTTTATCCATACAATAATTGATTAAAAAACCGCCTCACACGCTGGCAATAAAGATATCGTTCAAAACAGCAAATAGTGCCGAACCGTGTGAGACTTATTTTAAATATTAAATTTTATAAATTTTCATTAATTATCTATTTGCTTAATTGAACGATACCCAATATTACAACATTTTTTTGAAATAGTGCAACATATCACAACTTTATTTTACCGTCGTTGTAATCTTTTATGAAATCATCTACGAATTTCCGGTCGTCGCTTACACCTAAAACCGTATCAGCAATAGCACGTTTTTTCTCAATGATATCATAGATGTGTTCGTCAATGGTGTCTTTTCCTAGAAAATAGGTACACTGGACGCTGTTTTTTTGCGACATTCTATGAAATCTGGATTCTATCTGCTCACAGTCTGCAGGATGCCAAGGAAGCTCTAAAACAGCCATTCTGCTTGCTGCAGTTAAAGTCAATCCAACACCACCAGCTTTTGTGCTTAAAGCAATTATCTTGCTGTCTGATGGCACATGCTCATGATCTGAATTAATGTGATTTTCAAACCTAACATTACATTTTTTGCATTTCTGAAATTCGTGTACAGCTCTGTCTTTTTCTTCATCACTCTGAGCGCCGGTATATAACAAAGTGGAGGGAAACTTTTCTTTAACGAAATTTGCTATTTCCTTGTGATGTAGGAATACACCTACCTTTTCGTCTGCATCTACAATTTCTTCAATGTATTCTGAAACTTCATTCATTTTACCACGCGCTGAAATCTGCTTTAGAATGCCAATTTTCACCATTACTTCACCGCGCATTGATTTAGCTACCTCAGCATCGGTTTTATCCTTATTTTCTTTCAGGTAGTTTGCCAAGTCGGTAGATGCCTTATTGTATTCGTCGCGCGTAGTGATGTCACAATAGACAATTTGGTGTACCTTGTCCGGTAAATCTTTTAGAACGTCTTTTTTTAACCGCTGGAAGAAACAAGTGGTTTTTAGCTTATAGTTTAATTCTTCCAAATTTGTGGCGCCGGCACCGGCCATTCCTCCACAATAACGATTCATAAAATGCTTGTAATTTCCGGCTACTGCCTCTAGTTGGCCAATGGCTAATAGTTGCGCTACCAAATCCTTTGGTTTGTTTACTATTGGTGTACCGGTTAATCCAATTACAACCTTTTTCTTAGCGCAAACACCACGAACCAACTTGCTAACCATCGTTGTCGGGTCCTTGATTTTATGCAGCTCATCAATTGCAACAGATTCAAATATGTTTATATTGCTATTGAATTTCACATTCGAAAGTTTGAATTTACCTTTTTCATTTTTGACAATATCCAAGACAAAATATTTTTTCAAACTTTCATAGTTTACAATGAAAACCTTACACATTCCCATTCCATAGAAAGTCGGCCAAGTCTTTTTTACGCTGTCATTAAGAATCATTGCCTTAATACCTACAAACTTTTCCCACTCTAGCTGCCAATTTCTACGTAATGATGCAGGACAAATAATTAATGCCGGCCACGCATTTAGTGCGTAAATGGTTGCAATTGTCTGGAACGATTTGCCAAGACCTGGAGCGTCACCATTTATAAAGTGCAGTTTTTCCATTCCATAAGCCACACCTTCTGCCTGGTATTCACGCAGCGGAAGTCTTGTTGGAATATCAATAGTAAGTTTTGGCATAGGTGGAATCTCACCGATCTTTTCTTCTTCTGTTTGTTCTACAAACCTACCACCATACCGTATTTTAAGTGCATCAACAGCCGCCTTGTGGCTTAAATCAACCTCCCAAACCCTTTCGGCTTCTATATATTTTCTGGACTGCCAGTTAATAGCTTTTATATCCGCTATAATATCGGCATTCCATTTATCAAGTTTTATATGAAAACCAAAAGGTTTTTGGTAGATTGTTATCATTTTTTTGGATAGTTATTTTTTAGAATTCGTCTTCATCTTTACCAACCGTTACATTAAGGGTATTTGTAGAACCTTCTTCTGGTGTAATAGTCATTCCTTCTAAAGCCAATCTTGCTTTTTTGCTTAATTTTTTCTTTGG